TGGTCATGATTTCGGCCTTGTCGCCGCGCGACATGCCGAAGAACGGCCGGGCCGGGACATTGCCCCAGGGGATCGGGGAGCCGCGGCGGGTCCGGCCGTACTGGCCCTTCCTGGCGCCGAACTGATGCGTGCCGGCGTAGATCACGTTGGTGCCGATCACGACGTCACGCACGCCGACGGCCCGGGTGATGCTGTTGCGCAGCCGGCCGGTATCGAGCAGCGGCTTGCTGCTGCCCTGCCGGCGTAATGCGATCGTCACCGGCGACAGCGGCGCCCACTGGCCGCCATCCGGCGCCTGGCTGTCGCGAAAGCGCAGCTTGGTCGACTCGACCATCGCCTCGCCGATCGACGTCAGAATCGGTCGCAGGTTGATGCCGGCCTGGGTCAGCTTGCGGAAGGCCGCGTTGACCTGGCGGTCGTTGATTTCGACCGTGACCTTCATCAGTCGAGCATCCCGGCAGTGTCGAACGTGGCGGATGGCGTGGCGTAGGCAACGCCGCCGACCGGCGTTGCGCCGGCCGTACCGGAAGCCAGCGGCAGCGAGACGGTGCCGCCGGCGATCTGCTGCAGGGTCTTCAGCGCATCGCGGTAGGCGACGTAGGCCGGGTGGTCCTCCGGCAGATCGCGCCGCCACAGGTTGTAGCGGGCGATCATCGCGGACAGGCGCTTGACGATGTCCGGCGCCGTGGCGAGCGGCAGCGCGTACCGCGGCGCCAGGTAGCTGTTGATCTCGGCGTCGGCGTCGGCGATAGCCGCCGCAACCGCCGCGAGGTCGACTATGCCGTCATGGTCCCGATCCGCCAGCTGCAGGACGACGTCGGGACCGATCCGCTCTTCGAGGTCCGTCTGCGTGAGGTACGCCACACCGCGTTACTCCGTTGGCGATCAGGCGACGCAGGGCGAGATCAGGTAGCCCGCGGTGGCACCGGCGATAACCGGCGCGACTTCGTCCGTCACCGGGTAAATCCAGGACTTCGCGTTGCGGTCCTGGTACGGCACCTCGACGATCGGCGCGCCCTGCAGGCGGTAGGTGTAGCCGTAGCTGGGCAGGCCCATGTCGGCGACCGTGCCGATCTCGGTGTAGGCCAACACGCAGGTCTTGCCCCAGACGTCGGAGAAGGTGCCGGCAGCGTTGGCGACGATCGCATCGCCGACCAGGACCCGATCCAACCCGAACAGCGCCGCCAGCAGTTCGACCGTCGGCACGTCGCGGCCGGTGTACTTGGTGCGGTCGATGATCTTGCTGTGCTGGCGCAGGCTCTTGAATACCGCGGCACCGATGACCATCGTGTTCGGACGCTTGCCGGTGGCGGCGCGGATCGCGTCCTTGCCGGCCTCGATGTTGGCAATCGGGTCCGATGCGGCGTTGGTCAGGTCAGACCACAGCGAGGTTCCGGACAGGTCCGTCTTCTTGTTGCTGGAGGCGTAGTTGCCGGCCGTGGTCGCGAGATCCGCCTGGGCCTTCTCGAGCCGCAGGCCGATGATGTTCTGCACCTTCTGCACCGCCAGGCGGGCCATGTCGATGCCGGGGACGGCGTTGGCCTCCTGCATCAACTCGAACGGCACCGCGCCTTCCAGGGCGTGCTGCTCGAGGGCGTAGGAACCCGAGGTGTAGCCGAACTGCACGCGCGCGGTATTTGCGCCTGGCGCGCGGCCGGTGGCGTACAGCATGAAGTCTTCTTTGCCGAAGGTGACGATCTTGCCGCCACGCTGGGCAACCGGGACCGGCGGGAACAGCGCCGAGCCGACCAGGTTCGCCTGCTTGTACCCTTGGGCGACGTTGGACAGGACCGGATCGACAACGCGGGCCTGAGCGGGGGTGAGTTGAGGCATGGTTCAGGGCTCCTTACGCCACGTTGGGGATGAGCAGGACTTGGATCAGGTCGCCCGCAGCGCCGGCCGCCTCGAGGGCGATGCCGACCTTGGCGCCCGAGGTTGCCCAGGTGATGACGCGCCCGCTCGAATCGACCTTGAGGGTGTCGCCGGCGGTGATCGCCGCGCCGGCCTCCACCGGGATCACGCCGAGCACGTCGAGCGTGACCTTGTCGCCGCTGGACGCCGCCGTGCGGCAGACGCCGATCGAGTAACCATCGGCGCCGGTTTGCGCGCCGGCTTTGGTCACGCAGCGGTTAGCGACGAGGGTGCCGGTGGCGGCGACCGTGATCGCCAGCGCCGAGGTGTACTGGGTGGACATGGTTCTGGCTCCTTACTGGGCGACGGCGGCGATGGCCGCAAGGTAATCGGTGCCCGGGTGGGCGGTCTGGTACTGCAGCGCCTTGGCGTGCAGCTGGGCGCGCTCGGGATCGACGTCCCAGCCCGCAGGTGCCTTGAACGTCGTTGCCGGCGCGCCGCCGGCTTCGTTACGACCGGAGGTCGCCTGCTGGCTGAACAGCGCCGGATCGGCGGTGGTGGCGCGCGCGGCGCGCAGCGCCGCCTCGACGATGGCGAACTGCTCGTCGGTCATCGCCAGGTAGGCCGCGCGCTGGGCGTCGGTGAGCTCGGCGTCGGCGCCGAACAACGAGACGACCTGGTCGGTACGGCGCGCCGTGGCGGCCGCGGCCAGCTCGGTTCGGGCGGAGTCACGCTCGCCGGTGACGGTGGCGAGCTGCTCGGTCAGCGTGCCGACCTGCGCTTCCAGCTCGGTGACGCGCGCCTGCAGCGGGTTGACTTCGGGCATAACGGGATCTCCTGAGTCGGGAGGGGTGAGTCCCATCCGCGCGGACATCTGCGCGGCGTAGGCATTGGGATCGGCGCCGGCCGGGACGAACGACACCTCGAGCAGTCGTGTCTTCTCCAGCATGCAGTCGACTTCGAGGTCGCGGCCATTGCAGCTGACCTTGCGTTTAGGCTCGAAGAACTGCGCCTTGCCGTTGAGCCCGACCGATAGCGCCCAGGGCTGGCCCTCGGCCATCAGCCCGGCAACTTCCTTGCCGGCTGCCGTCACCTCGCTGAACACGCCATCGGTGAGCAGCAGCTGCGTGCCGTCGCAGGCCACGCGAGCGCGGCCGACGATCTGGTTCGGGTCGTGATTGCGCAGGATGGCAACTTCGGTCGGCGCGGTCATCGACGCCAGGTCGATGCACATGTCGCCGGCCCAGCCGTAGTTCGGAACGACGCCGCCGGAGTAGGCCACGCCGGAGAACCCGCGCACGCGCGCGTCGGCGACGTCCGCATGTGCCTCGGCGAACAGGGCCAAACAGAGGTTGCGGTCTGCCATGACTCGCACAATGCCAAGCCGAACGCGCCAATGCTGCGGACGCATGTCCGCCCCGATTGCGCAACAAAAGGCCCGCGCGCGGCGGGCCTGGTGGGCGAGCGAGTGACGTGGTCAGCCGACGACGGCTTCGACCGCCTCGTCCAGCGGCGTTCCGGCGGCCAGCTTTTCCTTGATCGCAGCTACCCGCCGGTCCAGTTCTTCGCGGGGGGTCTCCAGCAGGACGGTACCGCGGTCGGACATGGAGACAACGTCACCGCAAGACAGGCCGATCTGCATCGCGATGGCCATGTTTTCGTCTGGCCAGCTCGGCTTCTTCTTCATGAACGGCGCCAGTAGGACGTCGAGCTCCTCCGGCGTGTAGCCGGAGTCGAAGACTTCCGGGTCGGGAATGCTGTCGTCGATGTACTGGCTCATGGGTGCCTCCACCCGAGCATGGCGAACAGGTCGTCGATCGCTTTGGCGATAGGCTCAAACTCCGCCGCGCCCCACTGACTCATTCGATACCCCTCCCGGGCGGCGTCCGTCTTGATCTTGGTCAACGTTTCCAGCATCTTCTTGTCGCCCGACCGCACGGCGATCCACTGCGCGTAGGACCGCGCCCAAAGCTCGTTCTTCTTCAGCGCGTACTTGTAGTAATCGATCCGCGGCCGCTCCCGATGCAGCTCTGCCAGGCGCTGAACTTCCGGGCTCGCCCTCACCGCGTCAAGCCACGCCTTGGCTGCAGCCTCGGTTGCGGACGAAAAGCCGGAACCGCCCCAGCCCTTGTGATCGAGAAAGTGCCCGACTTCATGCGCAAAGGTGAAACCCCAATGCTGGTCCTTGCTGTTTTTGGGGTTGATGCCGATGCCGACCGCCTTGTCCCAGATGTGGGCGTACTCGCCAAGGTGCTTCGGCTTGCTGACCGCAAGATCGACCGGAATCGGCGGCAGATTGCCGTCGCCGTGCACGCTGTCGATAGCCGCCATCGCCTGCCGCAACTCGACTTCGACCGCCGACCTGCCGGAAGGCAGTTTCAGCGCATCAGACACTGGCG